AAGTAAAAGCCGTGGCAGATTGGGCAGTGTTAGCTCGTGTAACCGATGTAGATAATCCACTAAACCCGACTGTATTCAAACGTGGGCTTGAATTAGTTGACATTGGAAAAGTTGGAAAAACTTACCAATCGCAAGAAATCTTCACTGTTGAAAATCCTAATCACGTTGAAAAATATCAAGAAGGCAAACGTGTAATGATTCAAGTAAATGAAGCGTTCACTTATCAAGGAGAAACACTTGAGCAACTTGCAACGCTTGAGCAAAACGGAAAACTTGGAATCTGGAAATGGACAGAACCTAAACAGGAAAAGCCATCTAGCGAGTTAGACACACAACCAATTCAATAGAATTAGTGAAAAAGGGGAGTGGTTTAATTGGAATTTTTAACCTTACTTGATAAACTCACGCCCGTTTTAATTGTGATAATTCCAAGTTATTTCTCGTTTAAAAGTACGCAAAACACAAAAGAAACTGAAAAACAAATCAATGTTCTTACGGATAAAATCGGAAACCTTGAAAAATCAGTGGGCGAAGTTACTGAAATTGGGCGAGACAATCGTAATAACCTTTCACTTATTAGAAAAGGTTTGCAACGGTTGCAACGATTTCGATTGCAAGAGAATTTGAAAAAAGCGATTAGACGAGGACGAACAAATCAACATGAGATTGAGGAATTATCTAGGCTTTATGAAAGTTACGTAGAATTGGGTGGAAATGGTGCTATCAAAATATTGTTTGAGAAATTTTTAAAACTAGAAATTGTGGAGGATAAATAATGAACAAAATTAACTGGAAAGTACGAGTATTAAATAAAACATTTTGGCTTACATTAGTGCCAGCTTTAGCATTGCTATTACAAACATTTTTAGCGGTGTTTGGCGTTAAAATTGAGCTAGGCGAAACAATTGATAAATTATTAGTATTTATCAACGCATTATTCGGTGTATTTATTATCGTTGGTATTGTTAACGACCCAACAACCGCTGGACTGACTGACAGCACAAGAGCGCTTGGGTATCACGAACCTAGCGAAGATTAAACTAAAAGAGGAAGTCTTAAGGCTTCCTCTTTATTTTGTGTGAAAGGGGGATAATCTTTGAAAAAAATTATGAAACGACAAGCAGGCGTTTGCGTCGATGTCAGAGATAAGGTTTACAAAGTAAAAGAAGAATTTTACTCACACGATAAAAATAACGCATTTATCGAGTTACAACTAAATGGAGTAGGCGCTGAGAAAATCATAGTGTTATTCCATTTTAAAACGACAAATCGTTTCTTGGAAGTGGCTGGAGTGGTTGAAGGTAATATCGCAACTGTTCCATTCGATACCAGTTTAATTACAACGGATGAAATTGTGTATGGATATGTCTATGCTGAAAAAGTCGTACAATCAGCAGACTTGCTAAAATTCTCTTTTTGGGTTCGTGTTTCAGAAATTGATAAGCACAGCGAATTACCAATCATAGAAAAAGATACAAAACGTATCATAGCAATAACGGATATTGTAACGAAAGCAGAGCTAGAAGAAGCAATCAAGAATATTCATGTCGAGGGCGCAACCTTTGACGACTCTGAAATCTTGAGACGATTACAAGCACTTGAAACGAAACCAGAAATTGATACAAGCACTTTTGCTACGAAACAAGAACTAGAAAACAAAGTTGAACGCGCTGAAATTGGCCGTATTTCAACTGAAATTGAGACTTTAAAGGCAAAGGCAGATAAAGATACCGTCTATGACGATAGCGCCTTAAAACAGCGTGTAGAGGCCTTAGAAAGCAAGCCTAATATTGATACAAGTTCACTCGTTACTAAACAAGAGCTTGAAAGTAAGCACTATTTAACGGAACACCAGCCGTTAACAGAATACGCTAAAAAAACGGAACTACCGCAACCGTATAACGATACAGTATTAAAAATGCGCGTTCAGACGTTGGAAACTCAAGCGGAAACACTCGCGACTAAAGACGAGCTAAAAGCCGTTCAATTAAAATCAGGCGAGCGTGGCGAACGAGGAGAGCCTGGACCACAAGGACCACCAGGGCCACAAGGGGAACGAGGGGCAGACGGACTTCAAGGACCTCAAGGTTTGCAAGGTATTCAAGGTGAACGAGGTCAAAACGGTCAACCTGGGCCTAAAGGCGAACGTGGGGAACAAGGCCCTCCAGGCCCTAAAGGGCCTATTGGATTAACTGGGCCAAAAGGTGCTGATGGTGTAGGCACTCCTCAAAAGCTGACCTTATCAGGAAACACGCTTATTTTGTCAGATGGTGGGGGGAGCGTAGTGCTGCCAAGTCAACCAGCGACAAGTGGCAATACCGCACAAGTCAATGAATATGAAATTCACGGTACTGGTATGCCTAATGGGAAAGTTGTAGCTCCAGTAGGCACGACCTATGTAGATACAGCGGTTACAAATGGTGCTCTTAAATGGATAAAAAGGCGAGGCACTGACAATCAAGGATGGGAGGTTTTAACAGGCGATACAGGTTGGAGAAATCTGAACATCGTTTCTAAACTAGGAAGCTCATATTTAAAGGTGCGAAGAAAAAATGATACAGTTACTTATCAGTTCGGTGGTTTGCAATGGGGTTGGTTTGGTATCGTGCGCCGAGGCGGTCCAGGATATCAACTCCAACCGTCCGACCGTGAAAGAAACTGCTTTATTTTAGGGTTAGGTGGAATCCCTTATGGCTTCCGCTCTGAGGCTTCTCTGATTGGCGGTATTTACAACGATAAAGGCACACCTTACGGGACGTGGTATCTCGGAGGTAGTGGAGATAGTAACATGTTACGTTTCCAATTTACTGACCCAGTCCCTACAGATAGGGACATCGGCGACATTCGAGTGAGTTCGATTTCGTATCTCACAAGCGACCCATGGCCGGGCGTATTACCATAATTTAAGGAGGAATATAAATGGAAATTGATACAAGTAGATATAGAGAAGGATTGCCACAGATTGGATGGCCTAAATTCCATCAAGTACATGCACACTCAACAGGGAATCCAAACTCAACTGCTCAAAATGAAGCAGACTATCACATGCGCAGACCTGTAGACTCTGGATTTTTTACACACGTTGTAGGAAACGGCAGAGTAATGCAAGTTGGTCCTGTAAACAATGGAGCTTATGATGTCGGTGGAGGTTGGAATTTTGAAACCTACGCAGCCGTTGAATTAATCGAGAGCCACCAAACTAAAGAGGAATTCTTAAAAGATTACAGATTATACATTGAATTACTTCGAGCGCTTGCTGATGAAGGAGATATCCCAAAAACACTAGATTCTGACAGTATAGAAGGAATTAAGAGTCATGAATACTGTACGTATAATCAGCCTGCAAATTATAGTGATCATGTAGATCCATACCCTTATCTTGCAAAATGGGGGATTAGCCGTGAGCAATTCAAACATGACATTGAAAACGGATTGTCTGAATTAAAAGCTGGATGGCAAAAGAATTCTACTGGATGGTGGTTCAGAAACGTAGATGGCAGTTATCCTGAAAATAAATGGCAGAATATAGCTGGAAAATGGTACTGGTTTGATGGCAATGGTTATTGTTATATCAATCGTTGGCTAAAAGATAAAGATAAATGGTATTGGTTAGACAGTGATGGTGTAATGGCTACCGGATGGAAGAAAATTTCAGGATCATGGTACTATTTCAAATCAGATGGAAGCATGGCTACTGGATGGGTTAAATATTACGATAAATGGTACTATTTAAATACATCTAATGGATTCATGGAGTCCAACGCATTCGTTAAAGGAAAAGATGGTTGGTACTATATTAGTGAAGATGGAACCATGGCAGAAAAGCCAGATTTCACAGTCGAGCCTGAAGGATTGATTACAGTTAAATAATCGAATTATATAAACCTACCTTTCGGGGTAGGTTTATTTTTTTTGGCATTTTTCAAATTATTTTAAAGAAAAGTGTTGACATACATATATGTAAGTTGTATAATATATTTGTAAGGATGAGATAAGGAATAAAGAAAAGAGGAATCATCATGAAAAATACAAAAGTTCAAGAGTTAGCTAAAAAAATCGCAAAAGTAAACAATATCGAAATGGACAAGGCTTTAGAAATCGCAAAAAAAGTATTGAACATTAAAGAAGAAACAGAAACAATCGAGAAAGAATACTACCTATTTAACGATAGTGAAACAGCTTATAAAGGCGTTAAGAAATGGTTTGCTGAAAAACAATTTTTTGGAGACACAAAAACTCTTGGAGAAATTTCTATCACATTCATTAAAATTTTAAATGTGTTAAAAGAAACAGAAAAAGCTGTCCAATTAGAAGTTGAAACACCTTACGGCATCTCTTCTCAATGGTATCCTAAGAGTGTACTTTTAACTAAATAATAAAGGAGATAAAAACATGAAAATTAATAAAGATATAACGAATTTAATATTAGAAACAATTCCAAAATTTTACAGATATGAAAATGATTTTTATAAGAAAGAAGGAATAAAGTTTCCTGATAATAATTGGCAAAAATTTAAGCAAGGAGAAACAGCAATCGAAAAAATGGGTGCTAGTAGAGTTGCTAATATGTTAGATGACTTATTTACACCTTATGAACAAATGTTAATTTCAGAAGCGCAAATCGAGTATTATTTTTCTAATAGAAAATTAACAATTGATTTTCCTTCATTTTTTAATGAATTTAAAAAGAAGCATTTAATGGATTGGTTGAAAATCCATTCTGAAAAAGTCGTTGGTGAAATCAATAGAAAATATACTGCTTCTGGAAATATGACTACAACATTCCTAAGAATTGAAATTGAGAATACATTTTATCAAATGGACTTTAAATTTAATTCGGATAAAGTTCCAGCTGGAAGAGAAAATAGATTAAAATGGATTCAAAATAATTTAGGAGAATTACGATGATTAATGATAGAAAATTTTTAAACCAACAATTGGATTTAATGATGGAAATTGTAGAAGACATAATTGAGTTTGGAGAAGATGAACCTGTTTATGCAATATATGAATACAACATTAATTTAGGTGCAACGATCATTGTCGATTACTGGTACGTGAACGAACCACAAGTAAGAGACGATATGGAAGGTTCTAAACTAATATTAGAACATTATGAGGAGTTAGAAGAACTTAAACAAGAGCAAACTAAACAAATGAGTTTATTCGAATTGATGGAAGAGTTCAGAGGGCAGTTAGAGAAATATAAAATCAAGAAAATTGAAGATTAAAAAAAGCGGGCTAGTGATAGCTCGCTTTGTTTGTTCCGTATTTGTTCCGTGAATTCCGAAAACGCAAGAATTAACAAGAAACGAAAACGTTGATATGATAGTAAAAATCAATGCTATGAAACGCTATGAAACGTTAATTGTAGTCTGTAGGGGGCATTTTTTATGCTTATTTATAGGCTTTTTTAAAGGTTTTGTTCCGTGGATGTTCCGTGGGATAAAATCTTTATTATTTTTTCATTGTCGGATACTTCTAATTCTTTAATTACATGGGCATACGTTTGCATGGTTACTGTAGGATTAGCATGGCCCAATCTTTTGCTAACTGAAACGACTTGTACACCTTGCGACAATAAAATACTGGCGTGTGTATGTCTCAAACTATGAAATCTTATTTTCCTCTCGATTTTCGCTTTTTTAAGTGTATTATCGAGAGTTTTTTTAACTCCATTGTTAGTGATGTCATGAAACACTCTTTCCGTATCTTTCGGAAGTTGGAATAATAGTTTCATTACTTCACTTGGGATAATAATAGTTCTTTTTGCGTTTTTTGTTTTACCGTCCGTAAAATCTCTAGTGTGTAATGAGTCGAATCCTTTTTCGATTTTTACACTATTCGTTTCTACGTCTAAATTATCCCATGTTAACCCCAGACATTCTCCAAACCGCATTCCGCTTACCATCGCTAGTAGAATAATATAGCGTGATTGATATCTGGGATTGATACCATCCATTAACGCTGCATACAGTCTTTGATATTCTTCGAAAGATAAAAATTTACTTTCTTCAGAAAACGCTCTTTCGTCATTCCCTTTAATTTTAACGAATTCGCACGGATTATACATAAGCACTCTAGTTTGAACTGCGTGCTTAATAGCACCACTGGTGTAGGTGTGATATTTAGCAACAGATTCAGTCGATAGCCTTTCAGCTAATTTATTAATATATGCTTGATAGCTGTCATGAGTGATATCCTTGAGCATGACGTTAAAGTTTTTCCTTACATATCTAATGATCATATCTATACGCTTAGAAACTCCTAAAGAAACTGTTCCGTCTTTATAGAGCTTCTTCCAATTCTCCATATAATCTGCAAGAAGCATTCTTTCTTTGGCAAAGTCCTTACCTTGCAGCATTTCATTCTCACGCAAAATGGATGCATCCTTCGCTTCTGCTTTAGTTTTAAAACCGCTCTTGGATACTGCTTTTTGTTTTCCATTCTCGTAATAGTAGACTTTATACGTCCACGTTTTTCCAC